TTAGATAATATACCAAACCTTGCGTCTGTAGATATTGTAGCTTGATTAACTGTTTCAGCTGATGACATAAAAGAAAAACCAGATCTTCTGTTTTTAAGGTAACACATACCATAACATCTTTTATCTGCTTTACATGCTTCCCAAAATATATAGAATAATCTGTTTGCTTCTCTAAAGTCTGGTGCTCCTACGTCTATCTTACTCCATTGAAGATACATATAGTGAGTACCAGTAATGTAGGTATTCTTCCCATTATTGTCAAACCAAAAGCCATCGTCTCTTCGTTTAAACTCTTCGTCAATATAGTCGTGCCATTGTTCTTTGTTTTCTTCTGGATAAGCTTTCCAGTCAAATATGCTTTTAAGTCTTGATAGTTCTTTAGGATATTCAAATTGTTTCCATTTTTTTTCTTTGTTGCTATACA